CGCGGAGGGACTCAGTTTCCTCCGTTGTTTTTATAGAAAGTTCCATCTTTATAGAACAATCTCACCTTGCCTTTTTCGTAAATCCATACCTCATCTATGACTTGCGCGGGCAAATGAATTCGTGCCATTATCTGTTTTCTTATAAAACGTTCTGAACAGCCTTTGGTATTATCAATTATGATACGAGAAGACTGCTCAAGACCATGGGACAGCATACGCCCTACCTTTTTCTTTTTCCATGGTTTTATGAAACCTTCATATTCATAAAAAACTCCGTCTACTTGAAAATCAGGACACTTTCTCTCGTATCGCGTACCAATGAGCGAACCGTATATGCTTCGATATTCCTCGGACTTATAATGTAGCCGTGGAGTTATCCTTACCGTCCTACCTTCTTTTGCAAAAATTCTTGCTATTGTCAATATTGCCTTGTAGTCATTTTTATCTTTATCTGTATCGGAATGAATATAAAGCGTCCCTCCATTTTTGTATTTCCGCTCAAGTTTGAAACCGTCAGTACCTATTCTCGCTATGCACGCCCTTATGTATGGGCAGTCATAGCAATCTTTTCTCCTGTTATTGAAAATGGACCTTAAGCGATCTATGATAGATGGATTGTAGAATGGACAAACGTTGCAGGAATCAGGGAAATATGGATGATCATCTGAGAACGTTTTGCCTGTTGTGCCCGGATTACCCGTCAATCCCGCTTGTGGTTGTGATACTCCGTCGTTGTCGGGCACGGGTGTGACGGATTCGTCAGTACTTGACAAACTGCATTTGCAATTCCATCGATCTCCCGGGCGATGCTCGTTCCAGAATTTGTCATTGATGGGACGGATGATTCCCCAATATCTACGATGCTCCCTGCAAGGATGCAGGCTTGTCGACGGCATCCATTTGAGATTAGGCAGCACGTCGCTTTCCCGTCTAAACTGCTGCCAGTCGGCAGCCTGATGTGCACGTATGACAGCCGTATCGTATTCGGTCTTGAGCCATGCGCCGCACTGGTGAGAAGCAATGGGCATCACCTCTTTCAACCACTGATTGAACGATTTTAGAACACCGTTTGAGTCGAGCATCCGTGCAGCCATATCATTCTGTGCACGATGCACTTTGAATGCAGAGAATACTTCGTTACTATGTCGCAGTTGCTGTTGAAAATCTTTGTCATGATCAGAAGATAGAAAAGCCTCGTCTGTCGCTTGATTGAACACATCGCGTACAGCAGCATAGAGATATGATTCAATCTCCGTTCTGACATTGAACTTTTTCTTATATATGTTTGCAAGTGCCTTTCTTAAAGTGCTCTCACTGATCTGCAAATCTAAGGAAGGCGCATCATCAGCATCGAAGTAGCTTCGATTGACTACCAGTCTAAATGAGCCCCGTCCTTCGGGGCTTTCACGAAAAAAGAGCGTAGGCGGTCCTTGAACTTTGAGGTCGGGGGTTGAGAAGCTTGAGAATTTGAACTTTGTGAACTGCCGTCCGGATTCTTTTCTTCCTTATTCTGCTGTTGTAAGGCTTCCTCACGTGCTTTCTTTTCTTCCAACTGCAACTTCTTCTGCTGTTCGTAGTTTTTTGGTTTCTCTACTCCGAACTTTTCGTAAAGGTAATCATCATCAATAGGAAGAGAGAATGTCGTGTGCAGCTGTGTAAGAACACTCATCGTTGTATTTGGGTCAACATCTTTCTTTTCCGGAAAGCAGAATTTACCACCTGCAGTGTCAACACCCATATGTGCGAATATGTCCGTCATGTCATAATTCAGGACATTGAGAACAAATTCCCTATCTGCTTTCGCGACGGCTTCTTCCACCTTTTTGTGCACCGTGCCAAGCGCTTGTGTGCCATTGGTGGATGCCTCCGTTGTCAATGTGTTGCCGAGAATGAGCTTTGAAATTTCGCTATTGCAGCGTTCTATGAAACGGTCGTAGACTTCCGCAGAGCCCGTCTTGTTTCCCGCCTCACGCAGCTGCAGTTCCGTGTCCTTCCCGTGGATAAAGGTGGCAAGTGAGCCGATGGAATTTGCATCTTGAAGGGCACGTGCACGCGCATCTTCGTCATCTGTCTCATAGGTGTATTCCTGTATGGGCATACCGAATACCTCCGAGAACTGTGCCCAGTCGGCAGTCGTGTTACGCTTGTAGATAACCCAAGGTGCAGCCCTCGCAAGTAGTCCAAGGTCAGTGCTGCCGCCAATGAAGAGCAAGTCTTCAAATTCCTCCCACGATGCTCCAAATAGATCCGTCTGCCTGGTCAGAATGAGCTTACGGACAGGTTCCACGTGCTTGCGCGGCACAAGGTCGTAGTCTATCCACTCCCCCTTTTTATAGAACTGAAGCAGCGAAAAGCCCCAAAAGCGCGCATCAAGTATATCAGCCACGCAGCGATAGAACCAAGGAGAAAACAGTTGTTCATTGATGGCCTCGTCCGGTTTGCCGTCGCGCTGAAATTGAATGCTTGAGCATAGCACAGCGTTTTTCCGCTTATCAATGACGCTGGATAAATGGGTATCCAGCAAGATGTCATTGTAGAGGTCATAGAGTTTTGCCCGCTGGGTATAATCAACGTTTTCGGCTGCCTTGATAGCCATCATGAAGTCGGCAGTATCAATATTGAAACGTTTGGGCTGTGTCAGCCTGATAATAGCAGGCTGACGTTGTCCGGGACGTGGCATATTGCCACCGATAGTTATACGTGTATTCTCTTTTGTCATGATTATAATCTGTTTTCTCTTTTCTTATTGCTTTTGAACATCACCACAGCCTTTGCAGCTCTCTCCTCTTCAGGCAGGAGCGGTACGCCATCAATAGAGATGTCTTCTTTGGATACTGCCTTCATCCATTCCACGGCTCTTTCATATCGGTCTTTACGTACCTGAGAAAGTTTCATCGGATTGTGAATGCAGAAGATATGATAGACGGCAATATCAATAACCATCATTAAAATAAGTTGATTGCGCTCATTACCTGTTGCCGCAAAGATAGCGTTGCAGTCATAGCGCTTAGACAGGTAACTGCGCATTTCGGCTATCGCTCTGTCTTCACAAATTTCAACGAGCGTCTCATCATCTCTTACAAGCGCATCGAGTATCTCGCGATGAACGCTTGCATCGTAGTCTTTTATGTCAATAAACTGGCTCATATCCGGTGTCTGTTTTTAGATCTTACACTTCTTCGAGATTGTACTAACGGCCGATCGGCGCGCTGGGCTGTCTGGTCTATTTTTCTATTACCGCCTCCTACTGCATCAGGGCCGTCGGCAGGATATTTGAGTGATAGCGTGAACAGCTTGAATTGGTCTTCAAGTTCCTTCATGTGAGGGTTATCCTGTTCCTCCTCATTAAGGATTAGGTTGCCCTCGCGGTTCATCGGCTCAAGGTTTGCCTCAATACGTGTAGCTTTATCGGTCTTTTTCTCCTCATCGCCTTGAATGTAGAGCGTAATATTTTTCTCTTTTCGCACGTTGCGAACAAGTGGTCGGAAAACCTGCTGGAAGAATGGATCCTGCAATTTGTTATTCTCCATCCAGCAGTAGACGGTGCTGCGCCCTGC